CGGTACACTTTATTAAAAACTATGTAAGGATTGTCAATGTGGACCGAGGTTTGGTTCCGTTTGACATGTGGCCATTCCAAGAAGAAATGGTCAAAACTTTCCATGAGAACCGTTTTTGTATTGCAAAAATGCCTCGTCAGGTTGGTAAAACAACCACGACAGTAGGTTATATGTTATGGTCTGTTTTATTTAATCCAGATTACACGGTTGGTATTTTAGCAAATAAAGGTTCATTAGCTCGTGAGATTTTGGACCGATTAACAAAGGCCTATGAATATTTGCCTTTATGGTTACAACAAGGTGTTGTGGTTTGGAATAAAGGTAATATTGAATTAGAGAATGGTTCAAAGATATTTGCATATGCTACATCAGCTGATGGTGTCCGAGGCGGTTCTTATAATTTAATATTTCTTGATGAGTTTGCATTTGTGCCTCATAATATGGCACAAGACTTCTTTCAATCAACTTATCCTGTGATTTCTTCTGGTCAAACGACCAAAGTTATTATTGTATCCACACCAAATGGGTTAAATCAGTTTTATAAGATGTGGACTGATTCAATTGAAGGTCGTTCTACATATAAACCACTTGAGGTCCATTGGTCACAAGTGCCAGGCCGTGATGAGGCTTGGAAAAATGAAACGATACGGAACACAAGTGAAGAACAGTTTCGTGTAGAGTTTGAAACAGAATTTATTGGTTCATCAGCAACATTGATTTCTGGAACCAAGTTAAGAAGTTTAGCATTTCATAATCCATTATCTTCAGATGAAGGATTAGACATATATGAACAACCTATACCTGGCAGACTTTATATTTGCACGGTTGATTGTGCGGAGGGTGTAGAGGCAGACTATTCTACCATTAATGTGGTTGATGTTACTCAAACACCTTATAGGCAGGTCGCTAAATATAGGAATAATAAATTACCATTATTATTCTTTCCAACCATCATCTATTCGGTGGCGAAGAAGTATAATGAGGCCTATGCACTTATTGAAACAAACAACATTGGTCAACAAGTGGTTGACATCTTACACTATGATTTAGAGTATGAAAACATATACAAGTTAGAGCACCATCATATCAAAGGTCAAAGTATATCGGGTGGTTTTAGACGGTCTACTTCTTTTGGTATTAAAACAACCAAGTCTGTAAAGAAAATTGGGTGCGCTAACTTAAAAACACTTATTGAAAATGATAAGTTAATCATTAATGACTTTGACACAATAGCTGAAATGAATACTTTTTCAAGGGTTCGTGATAGTTATTCAGCTGAAGAAGGCAACAATGACGATTTGGTGATGGGATTAGTTCTATTTGCATGGCTAACAGCACAGACTTTCTTTAAAGATTCTACAAGTATTGATGTAAGAAAGTTGATGTTGGCAGAGCAAAACATGTTGGTTGATGAAGATTTAGCTCCTGTTGGTATCATAGATAACGGAAAACAAGAAGAAATTACGATTGACCGTGAAAATAATGATATATGGACAGAAAGAGGTTATACTTCTTCAACTTTCTAAAAAACTAAATAGACTATAAAAGAATTTAATAACAACACTATATTATTCGTAAAGCAATTATTTAAAGGAGAAATCCAATGGCATTTCAGCTCTCACCTGGGGTAAATGTATCAGAAGTAGATTTGACTACAATTGTCCCTTCCGTTCCAACTTCAATTGGAGCATTTGCTGGTATATTTCAATGGGGTCCAATTGACGAAATCGTAACTATTTCGGACGAGGTAAACCTAGTTGATAGATTTTTTAAACCATATTCTGATAATTATGAGTATTGGTTTTCAGCAGCAAATTTTCTAGCATATTCAAATAACCTTAAAGTTGTTCGTGCAGCTAGTATCGCTACAACAAGAAACGCTGTATCTAACGGTTCAGCAGTATTAATTAAAAATGACGACGCTTATGAAGATAATTTTTCAAACGGCGCAAGCACATATGGTGAATTTGCGGCTCGCTACGCAGGAGCTTTAGGCAATTCACTCCAAGTATCTCTCTGTGATGCAAACACATTTACTGGTTGGGCTTATGCTTCACAATTTACATCAACACCAGGCACATCAACATATACATCAAACGCTGGTGGCGCTAATGATGAAATTCATATTATTGTGATTGACCAAGACGGTCAAATTACAGGTACTCAAGGTACTGTTCTTGAAAAATATGGTTTTGTATCTAAAGCTTCAGATGCTAAAGATGATTCAGGCAATTCAAACTATTATAAAAATGTTATCACAAGTAAATCAAAATATATTCATTGGTTAAGCCACCCAACAGCTAATGCTGGAGCTTCATATGCTAATGCAACATCAACATGGGGCACTACAGCTACTAATAAATCTTTTAGTAGATTGTCATCTAATGTAACAATATCACTCATTGGTGGTGTAGATGGTACAATTTCTACTGCAAACGTTGTTACTGCATACGACCAATTTAATAATGCTGATTCAGTTGATATCTCATTAGTTGTTTCTGGTCCTGCTAATGCAACACTTGTAACAAGTCTTATCTCAATGGCAGAAAGTCGTAAAGATTGCCTAGTGTTTGTATCTCCAGAAAAAGCAGATTGTGTTGACAACGCTGGATCTGAAGTAACAGATATTAAAGCTTATCGCGATACACTAACAAGCACTTCATATGCTGTATTAGATTCCAATTGGAAATATCAATACGACAAATATAACGATGTATATCGCTGGGTACCATTAAATGGTGACATCGCTGGTCTATGTGCAAGAACAGACCTTGAGCGTGACCCATGGTTCTCACCAGGCGGTCTCAATCGTGGTATTATTAAAAACGCAATTAAACTCGCATGGAACCCAACAAAAACAAATCGTGATGATTTGTATGTAAAAGGTATTAATCCTGTTGTTACTTTCCAAGGCGAAGGTATAGTATTATTTGGTGATAAAACACTTCTATCTAAACCAAGTGCATTTGACCGTATTAATGTTCGTAGATTGTTTATTGTTCTTGAGAAAGCTCTTGCTCGTGCAGCTCGCTTCTCTCTCTTTGAGTTCAATGACCAATTCACCAGAGCGCAGTTTGTTGCTCTTGTAGAACCGTTCTTGCGTGATGTTCAAGGTCGCCGCGGCATTTATGATTTCCGTGTGGTTTGTGATGAATCAAATAACACACCAGAAGTCGTAGATAGAAACGAATTCGTTGGTGATATTTACATCAAACCAGCTCGTTCAATCAACTTTATCCAACTCAACTTTGTAGCAGTAAGAACAGGCGTAAGCTTTGACGAAGTTGTTGGTAAGTTTTAATAAATAGAGAAACAGGAGATATAAAAAATGGCTTTTTCCGTAAATGAATTTAGAAGTCAAATGGTTGGTGACGGTGCTCGTCCAAATCTGTTTGAAGTGTCTATGCCTTTTCCCGTGTTCTCTGCACCAGGAAATGCACAAACTAAATTAACTTTCATGTGTAAAACAGCACAATTACCCGGTGCAACTATCGGTTCTGTGCCTGTTCAATACTTTGGTCGTGAATTAAAATTTGCTGGCAATAGGACCTTCGCAGACTGGACAATCAATGTCATTAACGATGAAGACTTTATCATTCGTAACGCGTTTGAAAGATGGATGAATGGTATAAATAGTCACAATCTTAATGTGCGTAATCCGCTTGCACTTGCACCACTTGGTTACACAGTTGATGGTGATGTAAGACAATTTGGCAAAACAGGTAATACACTTAAAAGATATAAGTTTGTTGGTTTATATCCAACAGATTTGTCTCCAATTGATGTTGATTGGGGCGCTAATGATACGATTGAAGAATTTACAGTAACGCTTTCCTACCAATGGTGGGAATCAGTTGAAACTGGTGTAGTGTAACGAGAAGGGCTTCGGCCTTTCTCTTTTTTATAGGATGATATAATATGGCAGTAAAACTCTTTGGGTTTACCTTAGGTAAGAAGGACATTGTCCAAACACAATTACCTGAGCAACCTTCTTTTGCACTTCCAACAGAAGCTATGGATGATGGTGCAGTCACCATCACCTCTAATGCTCACTATGGAACTTATGTAGATTTAGAAGGTTCAGTTCGTAATGAAGTTGAGTTAGTAACACGCTATCGTGAGATGGCAAACCACCCCGAATTAGAAATGGCGATTGACGATATTGTCAACGAAGCCATCACCCATGATGAAACAGGCAAAGTAGCTAATATTGTTTTAGATAAGCTCAAACAGCCTGAATCTATTAAAAAGAAAATCCTTGAAGAATACAATAACATTCAGAAGATGCTTAACTTTAGCAATCTGGCTGATGATTTGTTCAAGCGTTGGTACATTGACGGCAGAATTAATTTTCATGTAGTTGTTGATGAAAAGTCGCCTAAAGAAGGTATCAAAGAATTAAGATATATTGATCCACGCAAGATTCGTAAAGTGCGTGAAATTAAAAAAGAGCGTGACCCTAAAACGGGCGCTCAGATTATTGCTTCTGTCGCTGAGTATTTTGTTTATAATGATAAAGGTACAACAACACAATCTTATACTTCTAGCGTAAATGCTGGGTTGAGAATTGCACCAGAATCTATTATCAATGTAAATTCAGGTTTAATGGATGCTAAAAACACATTCGTTATTTCGTTTTTACATAAAGCAATTAAACCACTTAATCAATTAAGAATGATTGAGGACGCAATTGTTATTTACCGTATATCAAGAGCACCTGAAAGACGCATATTTTATATTGATGTGGGTAATTTACCAAAAGGTAAAGCCGAACAATATCTCCGTGATGTTATGGTTAAATATCGTAACAAAATGGTTTATGATGCTCAAACGGGCGAATTAAGAGATGACCGCAAGCACATGTCAATGCTTGAAGATTTCTGGTTACCTCGCCGTGAAGGTGGTAAAGGAACAGAAATTACTACATTACCAGCTGGTCAAAATCTTGGCGAGTTAGAAGATGTAAAGTATTTCCGTCAAAAGTTATTACAGTCATTGAATGTGCCTATTTCAAGATTAGAACCACAACAAGGTGGTATGATTGGTGTAGGTAGAACAACCGAAGTAACACGAGATGAAGTTAAGTTTGCTAAATTTGTTCAACGATTAAGAAACAAATTTTCTCAAATTTTTGACCAAGCTCTTCGTGTTCAATTGGTGCTCAAAGGTATTTGTACCACAGAAGAATGGGAAGATTTTAAAGAAGCTATTTACTACGACTTCCTTAAAGATAATAACTTTACCGAAATGCGTGATGCTGAACTGCTCCGTGAAAGAGTAAATCTATTACAGACAGTTGACCCATATATTGGTCGTTATTATTCATCTAAATGGGTTCGTAAGAATATTCTTCAAATGAATGATGAAGATATTGAACAGATGGAAAATGAAATTAAACAAGAAGACAATAACGGAACTGGTGGTCCAACAATGCAAGGCGGTGAACAAGTTTCACCTGACCAATATCCTCCAGAAGATAACACATCTGAACGTGGTAATGAAGATTCAAAAACACCTCAGCTTGATGCTGATGTTGAAAAGTATAGTAACATAAATAAAGCCTAATGGAGAAAATTATGGAAACAACACAATTTATTGACCAACTTGCAGCTGGTGAAGCTAACCAAGCTAAAGAAACACTCACAGATATTTTATCTGCTAAAGCTTTTGAAGCACTTGAAAATCGTAAGATTGAAATTGCTAAATCAGCCTTTGGTGGTGTAGAACAAAACCAAGAAGAAGAACAAGTAGATATTGAAGTCTTGGATGCTAATGAAATCAATGGTGTCCAGATGAGCGATATTGAAGTTCAAGATACGGAAGACAGTCCAGCATAAGTATGAAACTTTTAAAAGAGTTTAAAGAAAACCCGATTGTTGAAGAGGAGAAACAAGATTACTCCAAATTTGACGCATTGGTACGAGCTGGATTAGCAAACAGGTCCCAAATACAAAGAATTCATCGTATTTTAGGCAAAATGGGCGAAGAGAAACCAACCTTCAACCCAGCTGACCGAGCTTTAATGCAAATGCTTTTTTTAAGAATGACTGATTTGGTTACAAGTAAACAGTTATTTCAAAAAACAAGACAAGCCGTTCGTGAAGAATACAAAGAAATTAATGAGGCACCAGATTCAAGTGATCCGCCTTTTGTGTTAGTATTAAAGAGAAAAGCCATTCGTTTATATCCAAATGGCCAAAAAATTGCTCTTTATTTTAACAACAAAATTAACAAATATTTTAGTGTTCCTTATGGTCCTGGTGTTGATTCTAACATACAGGCAGAAGATTTGGAAAACGGTATAAATAGCATTAATGAAAATGCTATAGCACAGTTGCAAAAGATTAAAGATAATCATCAACTTGGTATGGTAAAACATAACGATGGAACTTCAAGTAAGGTTGATGTGCAAACTGCTCATGCAATTATTACCGTTCATAAAAATTTGAACGATGAGAATAAAAAGAAGTTTGAAGATATGGTTGGTAAGTCACGCCAACATTTACAAAAAGCAGCTGAATTTTCGCAAAAGAGAATGTAGTGTTAGATTTTGTTAATTTAATATTACAAAATAAATTAGACGAAGCAAAGAAAGTATTATTTGACCGTCTTGATGAAATGGTTGCAGAACGCACAGAAAGTGCTAAGCGATATGTAGCCGCAGACAGACTTGAAGAAGTAGAGAAACTTGAAGAGGTTGCTCGCCGTAATACCAACATCATTAAGATGGGCAGAATCAATAAGATTCGCCGTAGAATAAGAAGAAATGCTAAAGGACGAATTGTTGTTCAAAAGAACAGAAGACGTTCAGGTATAAAAGGTTATCGTATTTCTGGTAATACAGTTAAACGAATACCTGCAACAGTAAGATTAAGGAAAGCCCGTTTATTAAAACGGTCATGGAAAACAACTAGAAGAGCAAAGCTTCGCAGAACATTAATCAAACGAAAAATGTCTATGCGTAGAAGAGCCGGATTAGGACTAAAATAAAATGCCATTTGAATTAATTAACTCCATAAGAAGTCCTTCAATTATTCGTATTGAAGGGACAGGTACAACTACGGTTGCTTTAGCTAATTTATCAGTAAATGCTAATGAAACAGTAACATCTGCAAATATTAAAAGAATAAATTGGTCAACAAACGGCAATATTCAAATTGTCCGAAATTCTGTACCAATCGCCTCTCTACACGGTACAGGTGAAATGCGCCTTGATGAATATGGGTATTCAATTGCAAACAATAGCGCTTCATCTATTGTAATTACGGTCAATACCGGTGGCACAGTAGTATTAGAGGTATCAAAAGAAACAACTTACGCTAATTCATTAATTGGATTCTAAAAATGAAACTTATTAGAGAAACCGTAGAAAATGTAAAATATATCACAGAGGCTTCTGAAAACGGCAAGAAGCATCTTTATATTGAAGGTACTTTTCTTGTTGGCGATACTGTTAATCGTAATAACAGAATGTATAAAATGGATACTCTCCGAAATGAGGTAAACCGTTACAACGAAGAATATATTAAAACGAATCGTGCATTAGGTGAGTTAGGACATCCTGACACACCATCAATCAATCTTGAAAGAGTTTCTCACAAAATCGTATCACTATCGGAAGATGGCAATACATTTATTGGTAAAGCTCTGATCCTTGAAACACCTTATGGTCAAATCGTTAGAAACTTTATTGACAATGATGTAAGTATTGGTGTATCTTCAAGAGCTCTTGGTTCAGTAGTTACAACTAAAGAAGGTTATAACCTTGTCCAAGATGACCTAAAATTAGCAACAGCGGCAGACATTGTTGCGGATCCATCAGCGCCAGGCGCCTTTGTAAATGGTATCATGGAAAATAAAGAATGGATGTTTATTGAAGGCAAGTTTGTGGAAGCTGACTTTGACCGTGCAAAAACGCAAATTCGTAAGGCATCTTCAAAACAAATTGAAGAAGTAGCCTTAAAACTGTTTGAAAATTACCTCAGAAAACTTTAATTTTATAAATAAGAAATCATAAGGAGATTCCTAATGGCAACAAATAAACTCATGGAAGCAGCTGCTGAAGCCCTTGCATCAAGCAAACAAAACGCACCTGCTGAACCAATGCACAAAATGGACGCAGAGGTCGTAGACCTAGGTGGCCCAAAACAAGATATAGGCGCTAATAAAGCTGGCGGCGATATCTATGACAAATATAAAGTTGATGGTTCCAAATCTGCTAAAAAGGCAGAAGATCCAAAAACTAAACCGTCAGATGCTTCACCAAAACAAGAAGAAACTGAAGAAGAAGATGCAGAAGTAATTGCTGAAACTTCTCATATGGATAAGAAAGATGAAATGAAGAAGAAAATGAAAGAGGACATTGATGCCCTTTTTGCAGACGATTCTACAATTTCTGAAGATTTCAAATCTAAAGTTTCTACAATTTTTGAAGCTCGTGTTCAAGACCGTATTTCACAAATTCAAGAAGAAATTGAAAGTGAATATGCTGGTATGCTTGAAGAAGCAATCACATCTGTTCGTAACGACTTAACAGAAAAAGTAGATGATTACCTTTCTTATGTTGTTGAACAATGGATGGCAGACAATGAAATCGCTATTGAATCTGGCTTACGCTCAGAATTAACAGACGACTTCATCGCAGGTTTACGCAATCTATTTGCAGAACACTATATTGATGTTCCTGCTGAAAAAGTTGACCTCGTTGACGAATTAGCTGGCCAAGTTGAAGAACTTGAAGCTAAGTTAAACGAAGAAATTGAGCGTGGTGTAGAGTTTAAAAAAGCTCTTGTTGAATCACGCAAAAATGAAGTAACTCGTGAAGTATGTGAAGGTCTCATATCAACTCAAGTTGAAAAAATCAAATCACTCGCAGAGAGTGTTGAATTCTCCACAGAGGACGAATACAAAAACAAACTTGAAACAATCCGTGAGAATTATTTCCCATCTGGTATTAAAAAAGCAGATGAATCACAACTCAACGAACAAGTTGAAGATGCTGAAGGCGAAAAGAAAGTCATCAATGACCCATTTGTAGCTGCAGTATCAAACGCAATTAGTAAAACAAAAATTTAAATAGTAATTATCTAGGAGATAAAAAATGTATTTGTCCGAATCATTACAGAAAAAGTGGGAAGGTGTTCTTGACCATCCTGACTTACCTGCAATTAAAGACCCTTATCGTAAGGCTGTAACTGCTGTTATTCTTGAAAACCAAGCTGTAGAAATGCAGAAATCTGGTCAAATGTTACAAGAAACAGCACCTGCTAACTCTGCTGGTACAGGCGGTTTTGGTGGCGGCGCTGCTGCTGGTGGTCCAGTTGCCGGTTTTGATCCAATCTTAATCAGTTTAGTTCGCCGTTCATTACCGAACTTAATCGCATACGATGTATGTGGTGTTCAACCAATGACAGGCCCAACTGGTTTAATCTTCGCTATGCGTTCAGCATATAGCACATCTAATGTGACCGCAGGCGCAACAGAAGCATTCTTCAATGAAGCTAACACAGGTTTTGGTGGTGTTGCTGGCGCTCAAACAACTCTTGCAGTTGGCGCTTCTACTGCTAACACATTTGTTGGTAACGCTGCAGCTTGCACAGCATTAGCAACAGCTACTGCTGAAGATTTAACATTCCAAGAAATGGCATTCTCAATTGAAAAAGTAACTGTTACTGCTAAAACAAGAGCATTAAAAGCAGAATACTCAATTGAATTAGCACAAGACCTTAAAGCAGTTCATGGTTTAGATGCAGAAACAGAATTAGCAAACATCTTGTCTGCTGAAATTCTTGCTGAAATCAACCGTGAAGTTGTAAGAACAATCTACGGTACTGCTAAAACAGGTTGCCAAGTAGGTACAACTGCTGCTGGTAGATTTGACCTTGACACCGATTCAAACGGTCGTTGGATGGTTGAAAAAGTTAAAGGTTTAGCATTCCAAATTGAACGTGAAGCTAATACTATCGCTAAGACAACTCGTAGAGGCAAAGGTAATGTTATGATTTGCTCAAGCGATGTTGCTTCTGCTTTAGCAATGGCTGGTATCCTTGATTACAACTCAGCTTTACAGTCACAAGTAAACCTAACAGTTGATGATACAGGTAACACATTCGCTGGTACTTTATTTGGTCGTATCAAAGTGTATATTGATCCATATGCTCCAACATCAGCATCTTCAGAATATGCAGTTGTTGGTTACAAAGGTTCTAACGCTTATGACGCAGGTTTATTCTACTGCCCATACGTTCCTTTACAAATGGTTCGTGCAGTTGATACAAACAACTTCCAACCAAAAATTGGCTTCAAGACACGATATGGTCTAGTTGCTAATCCATTTGCAGAAGGTACTTCACAAGGTAATGGCGCATTAAATGTGTTGTCTAACAACTACTACCGTGCGTTCAAGATTGCAAACTTAATGTAATCTATAAGTCTTATAATTATAACTATAATAAAAGACTAGCAAAGCAATAAATCTTAAAGAGGACTCCGTAAAAAGGGTCCTCTTTTTTTTAGCATAAATAAACCATTATGACAGCAACCAATCGTAACCCAACAAACCCTAATTTTCTACAACCAAATAAGTTTCAACTTAACTTTGGTCGTTCACCTAATGTTAGATATTTTTGTCAATCATTAAGTGTGCCTGGTATTTCTTTATCTGAAATTCCACAAACCAACCCATTTGTTGATGTGTATATTCCCGGTGAAAAAGCCATATATGATTTATTGAATATCACCTTTGTCGTTGACGAAGAATTAAAATCGTGGCTTGAAATACATGATTGGATCCGTGCTATGACTTTCCCTAAAGAATTTGCTGAGTATAGAAATCTCGGTAAATTAAACAAATATGCAACAAAC